AAAGAAAAATCCCGGCATCGGTGATGTATGCAGAAGCAGAATTAGAATTAAGAAAAATAAGAAACCATTAATGTTGAATTAATTTTTAGAAAGATGAAAAACCAGAGAATTTTTGTAGGACTGTTATTCATGGTTACCCTGGTATTGACAGCGATAACCTTTGCTGATCCTGCTATCGTAATGTTAGGCGTTCCGCTTGTTGGAGCGGTGAGCAGCCGTGTGCTTAAAGAAAAGCGCACAAGACTTGAAGAAGAACTTGCCGGTATTATTCAGCTTGCCAAAGATGAGAAGCGTGAGTTTACCGAAGAGGAAAACAAAAGGCGTGATGAAATCCGGACCGAGGTTGAAAAACTGGATAAGGAAATTGAACAGCGGATGTTTGAGGAAAAAATTGAAGCCAGGTCAGCCGGGAAGATGATTAATGATGAGAATGAGAAGAATGAGGAAAAAGAGATTGAGGGCTATTCATTACTCCGGGCATTAAACCAGGTTGTCAAAACCGGAAGGGTTGACGGACTTGAAGGGGAATTAATGCAGGAAGCACGTGAAGAAATGCGTAATTCTGCAATCAATCCTGAAGGTAATCTTTACGTTCCAGGTCGTGTCATTGCAAAAAGAAACCAAAAGGCAATGGCTGAAAAGCGTACTGCTCTTTTAGCCGGATCGGGCGGAGGTTCATATTTTGTGCAGACAGATATAACTGATTTTATTGGTGCGCTCTATGATAAGAACGTTCTTACAGCACTTGGTGCTGAAATTGTTTCAGGTCTGGTTGGTAACATTCAAATACCCGCTTCCGGTGGTGCATCCGCAGCATGGGAAGGTGAGACTGACAGCAATACTGACGGGACGCCTACTATAACCAATATCAGTGCTTCACCTACCAGATTAGGTGCTTATGGCTTGGTAAGTAAGACACTTCTTGCCCAGGAAGGTAATTATGACGTTGAGAATATGGTTAAGATGGATATTGTTAATGCCATTAACCAGGCACTTCAGGTTGCAGCAATTGAAGGAACCGGTTCAAGTGAACCAACCGGGATATTGAATACTTCCGGAATCGGATCTGTTGCCGGTGGAACAAACGGTGCAGCACCTACGCAGGATCATTTAATCGACCTTGAAAAGGAGGTTGCGGTTGATAAGGCTGATATCGGGTCGCTTGGATTCCTCACTAATCCTTATGTCAGGGCAAAACTGAAAAAGACCCCGCTTGATGCAGGAAGTGGTCAGTTCGTATGGGATTACAGAGGAAATGACCTTATGGGTTATCCGGTTGGTGTTACTACTTCTGTTCCTAATGACCTCACAAAAGGGTCTGCAACTGCACTGTCAGCAATTATATTCGGAAACTTCGGTGATATGAAGCTGCTGCAATGGGCAGGATTTGATATTGTTGTTAATCCTTATACCAATGCGAAAACAAACCAGCTTGAAATTGTTATCAATTCATTCTGGGATGTTCTTATCCGCAGGGCTGTTTCATTCGCTGCAATGAAGGATGCAATTACCTCATAGATTTAATTAGCACTGCCCTGAAAAGGGCGGTGCATTAATTAATAAACCATGAAAAAAGTCAGGGTCAAATTTGTAAAGCAGCCGGGTAAATTCAGGTTAGCATATCATCCCGGAGAAGAAGGGGAGTTTGATGAAAAACAGGCAATGGAAATGCAGAAAGCCGGTGTTGTTATTCCGGTTGAAGCAAAAGATTCATCAGACCTTCCTGAAGATCTTCCCGGACGTGATGCCATTACCAAAGCCGGTATATCTTACGATGAACTGAAAGATATTCAGGAGTATGAAGAAATTGCCGGGATAGGTAAAGGGACGGCTGCCAAACTTGTCGAATATTTCAAAAACAAATAAAATGAAAAAGTTATTTTTAATTATTGCGGTTCTTCTGGCAGGGCTTACGGTCCATGCCCAGAATGCATTTACTGTAACCCATTCCGAAACATTAACGGATGCGGACACTATCACCTATGTACTGGATTTTAAGGATTTGTCAAAGGCAGATTACTATATATCCAGCCATATTCAGGCGGACAGCGTAAGCGGTTCAACAGCTGCTACTGCTTATCTTCAGGTATCTAATCAATCATCCGGTAATTACTGGTATAGTCTTGATACGGTTACCGTTAATGGAGTTCAGACTATTGATTTTCATGAAGATGAGGTCAGGGCTGTCAGGGTACGAATGTATGTCTTATCAACCGGTACGCAATCCACTACATTCAGATGGGGGTTGCATGCGGTGCCGAAAAAGTAGATAATGTATAAAGTAGTCACAGCACCGGAAAGCGAGCCGATTACGCTTGCCCAGGCTAAAGAGCATCTGAATGTTGATCACACTGACAGTGATGATTACATTACAAGGATCCTGAAGGCTGCAAGGCAATACGTTGAGAAAAGAAGCGGATATCAATGTATGTCTGCTTCATGGGCTTTATACCTGGATGAATTTCCTTCCGGTTCTGTGATATACCTTGAAAAGAAACCTGTAACTGCAATCAGCAAGGTTGAATATTATGCAACTGATGATGCAACGGAATATACCGAACTGTCAAGCAGTGATTATCATACTGATATTATTTCAAGTCCGGCAAGGGTGAAGATAGAAGATACACCTTCCAGTGTTGGGGATAAGCTGAATGCGGTTAAGGTTTCTTTTACAGCAGGTCATTCTTCTGCTGATGATGTTCTTGAAAACATTAAGCAGGCAATTCTTATCCTGGTTGGTCACCTTTACGAAAACAGGCAGGAGGAAATAACGGGAACGCAAATTAACCAGCTTGGGAAAGGGTTTGAATATCTTTTGTCGGCTGATGAAATAATGACAGCATGAACTTTGGAAAGCTGAATGAGAAAATCACTATTCAGACCCCGCCAACGGCAAAGGATAACGGGGGGGAGTTGACCGGGTCCTGGACCAATGTCTGTTCACCCTGGGCGCAACTGAAGCCTGCCAGTTCGGCTGAAACCAGAGAAGAAGGATCTGATGTATTGGTTGATACAACGGTATTCGTTATCAGGTACAGGTCCGGGATAACATCCAAAATGCGGATCAGTTACGGGTCTGATTACTGGCAGATAGTTGGCATTCAGAAGAAAGGAAGGAATGAATACCTGGAATTAACAGCAATTCTAAAAACAAATTGGTAATGACACGTGGAATAACTAACGATGCTTCAGCGATAACACCCAGTGATAGTGCAGACCTTGCCCAGGCAGGTGTTGTTTTTGTTGGTACTGGCGGTGCTATCAAGGTTACTACACTGAAAGGAACAGAAATTACTTTCGGCAACGTGCCTGATGGGTATGAATTGAAGTGCGAGGTAAAGAAAGTGTTTTCAACTGGCACCACAGCAACTAACCTGGTATTATATCATGATTCGTAATGTCATATGAAGCAATACATATCGAAGGGGAGAATGAGGTTAGGAAAATTCTTGATGACCTTGGCAACAGGGTTGACAGAAGGCTGGCATTAAAGGCATTGAGAAAAGCTGCCAGACCATTGATTGTATCTGCAAGGTCAAAGGTAATGGATTATTCCAGAACGGTTGGCAAGTCAATTACGATTAACTATACATCGAGGGATTCAGCTACTATTGCCGTAGGACCAAAAAAGAAAATGCTTAAAGGCGGATTAAGAGATCCATGGTTTGCACACTTTATTGAATTTGGTGTTTCCGGGGTTGGAAGGTTCAAAGGATCAGGAAAAAAAAGATACAGGGCTGACCAGCCGGCACGTCCTTTCATGCGACCGGCATATGATGAGACCAGGATAAAAATAGTGGATGAGTTCGGAAGAAATATTGTTGAAGTTATTAATAAGCACACACAGAAAGTAAATGCTTCACGAAGTAATATATGACCAGTTGAAAACAATCACCAGTGATGTGTTTCCTGGTGTGGTGGCTGAAGAAGTTACCCTGCCATATATATCACATTTCCTGGTTGACAACCTTCCTTCACCAGATGCAGACAGCGAAGGGAGTAAACTTGATGAAATCCGTTGGCAGGTAAGTTGTTTTCATTCTTCATATGCTTCAGTTGAAACGCTTGCGGAATCCGTAAGAACGGCACTTGATGAGTATTCCGGAACGGCACATGATGTTACGGTTGACAGCATCAGGTTTGACGGGAAGAATTACATATATGAAGGGAATAAGGTTCATCATATGGCACTTGATTTTATTGTAAGAATAAAACTATAAAGATATGAAAGTTAAGTTGATTAAGCCTTTTAAATTAGGCAACAGGGAGAAACCCAAAGACAGGATTCTTGATGTAACGGCTAAATACGGGAACGAGTTGATAGAGCAGAAAGTTGCAGAAGAATACATTGAAAAACCTGTTAGGGTTAAGAGACCAAAGAAAGAAATTATTAATAAACCTAAAATTGATTAGCTATGGCAATGACAGCTGGAATAGTATCGGGACATGCAATCGGCATCTATATAGGAGGTACCAGGATTGCAGCCTGTATGGCTCAGAATCTTGATTTAGGCAAAAACTTCAGCCCGGCAAACAATGCTGATTCGGGCGATTCAGAAGTTAATTTGCCCAGAAGAAAGAACTGGTCCGTATCAGGAAGAAGTCATTTTGAATTTGATGCCGGCTTAGGCTGGCTGGATCTGTTCGATGCCTGGGATAATGACACACAACTTACGGTTCTTATCGGTAACGATAATGTAGGAGATTTTGAATATAGCGGTTCAGGCTATATTGAAAGCCTGAAGGCAACCTTCCCGGACCATGAGAATGCAGAATATGACTTTGTAATCAAAGGTGACGGTGATTTGACGGAAGCAGAGATCACAACCTAATTAAAAACCCCATAACCCATGAAAACAATTGAAATTGGAGGCAAACAGCGTCCGGTCCTGTATGGCATTAATGCACTTGCTGAGTTTAACCAGGCGACCGGAACTGACTTTGCCTGGATATTCAGAATACTTGAAAATCCATTAGCGATAGATTTTAACCAGTTACGATGGCTGGTATATACAGGGCTGAAACAGGGAGCGGAAGAAGCAGGGAAAGAAGTGGACTTTACGGTAAAAGATGTTGGTAACTGGCTTAATGATGATTTTGAAAAGTTTCCTGAGTTTACTGCTGAATTAACTGATTCAATGCCTAAGATGGAGGGTAAGGGAAAAAACCCGGAAGCCCCGGTAAAGGGGCGGTAACGTGGGATGATATCAGAAAGATAGGAATAGGAAAACTTAAATTGCATCCCTGGGAGTTTGGCAGATATACTTTAAGGGACCTGTTTATTAAAGTCGAAGTGTACATTGACAGAAGGGATGAGCAGCTGAATATTGCAGAGCATGATATACGTGAAAGATGGGAGCAGACCAGGCAGTTATCATTTCATGTTGTCAATGCTGCCGGGGCGAAATTAACAAGCGTTTACCAGCTTCAAAAGTTTCCATGGGACCCTGAACCTGAGAAAAGCAAAATAAAAGGTTTACTTGAACGATTTCCTAAAACATTGAAATGAGCCTGAAAAAAACCATAGCATCACTTTCCGTTGTACTTGGATCCGACACGAAGCCATTTGAAAAGGGCATGAATAAAGGCAAAAGCGAATTACAGCAATTTGCCAGTGCTGCTAAAAATATGGCTAAGGTTGCAGCCGGTGCATTTGCTGCCGTTGGTGCTTCTGCCCTGGCTGCTGCCGGGAAAGCTGCTGAATATGCTGATGAAATTGATAAGACTGCAATCAGTACAGGTTTATCCAGGGAATCACTTCAGAAACTTCGGTACGTTGCTGACCAGGCAGGTGTTGATTTTGGAAATATTTCAAAGGCGGTTGCCCGGTTGACAAAGACAATGGGGGATGTGGAGTATGGTTCTGTGAGGCAGGTTGAAGCATTTGAAGCTCTTGGACTGTCAATATACGATGCCACCGGGAATATGAAGTCTATGGAAGTCATGTTTCCTGAAGTAATATCCAGGCTTAACACAATGCAGAACGAAACAGAACGTAATGCCCTTGCGATGGAAATATTCGGGCGTTCTGCAAATGAAATTGTTCCGAGGCTGGCATACCTGGGTGACGAGGGTATGGGCAAGCTGATGGATAAAGCTAATAAGCTGAACCTGGTATTAAGTGATGATGCGGTTGCTGCACTTGTTGCATATAAAGACAATATGTCAACGCTGAAACAGCAATTCGGTGCAATTATGCGTGAAGGCATAGTTCCCTTTGCAGCTGCAATGAGTGAAAAGATGATTCCTTTAATGTCCGGGGTTCTTGAAAAAATATCCTTGTGGCAGAAAAAAAGACTGGCTGATACGATTGCAAAGGAGAAAGTTGAACTTAATTCACTTGCAACTGCATTGATGTCTGCTAATGATAATGAGAGATTAAGGGCTAATCTGATTGATGAAATTAATACAAAATATCCGAACTTTCTTAAAGGGCTTTCAGATGAGGAAATTGGTGTCAGGAATATCAGGGACCGTTTAAAAGAGGCGAATGCACAATATGTTCAGCGAATAAAATTACTTGCCCTTGAATCACAGGCACAGGAGGTGACTACTGATGGCGTTAAGCTGGCGAACAGGGAAATGAAATTAGCAGAGCAGATTGCTTCTGCTGCAAGGGGAGGGGAGTTCGGAATCCTTCCGCCACAATCGGCACCTATATGGGAAATGGTTGACGGGAAGAAAACCATTACTTCCAATATGCAAGAAATTGCTGAATATTTTTCTACTCTTGAAAACAATGAGGAAACACTGCGTGCATGGGGTAATCCTGCAAAAGGGTATTTATTAGGATTAAGGCAGCTTGGCAAAACCTATCTTGATATACAATTAGAGATTGAAGCTAACGCAAAGGCGCATGCTGAATTAATTCAGAAATCACAGGAATTAACCGAAAAATTGAATGAATTAATTGAACAATCCGGGAACCTGACAGGTGGCAAGGGTAGCGGTGGAAAGGACACATCACAAACGACAACTACTTCATCAGTGCCGGCAAACATTCCTAAGCCTGGCAATATTGATTTTTCAGGACTGAATAATTTCAGCCCTGCAATGGAAGGAATAAAGCTGGCAGATGGGGAATTAATAAAGTTCCAGGGAACGATACAAAGCACACAGGCAACTATTGTTGATTTTTCAGAAACAGTTCAGACGGCTTTTGCTGATATGGCATATAACCTGGGAGAAAGTATCGGCAATATAATAACAGGACAGGCGAATTTTGATTCATTTTTCCAGTCAATTTTAGAAGGCTTCGGAAAGTTTGCACAGGACATGGGTAAACTGATAACTGCTTACGGCTTTTCAATGGTTGCATTTAAAAAGGCTTTTGCTAATCCGTGGGCAGCAATTGCAGCGGGAGTTGGATTGGTTGCGGTTGGCACTATGATAAGGAATGCTGCACAATCACCCAATGTATCTGGGGCAGGCACAGCAATGGCATCAGGATATAC